GAAACATCCCAATGATGGGTATTATTCCCCTCTTCAATCCTAAAGTTACCAATTGATAACCATAAACCTCTTACAGAATTATAGGCCCATACATAAACATTATCTCCAATCCCTCTATCCTTAGTAGTACTTTGAAGAGAATTCACAGTTATTTTACCTTTTACTGAGTCCACTATAATACCCTCACGTATTAAGCTCATATCATACATAAAGTCAGAAGTATGAGGCATATTAGCCGTATCAAATAATCCCCACGTATCTTGATCATTACCATTTGAAATATTTAAACTTAATTCCAATCTGAAATTATTATTTTTAGCTTCTTGAAGAACTCTGAAAATTACTGTTTTTCCAGATGCCTTCTGTCTATAAGTATCTGCTCCAGTTCTTTCGGTAGATTTATTTTCAGTTATATTTGCCATAAACCTGAAGGGGGATTGAGTATCTGGTGTCAGTACCAAGCCGATTGATTTCTCTGTTATCTCCGAATGGCCTTTCTCTATATCGTCTGCAGATAAGGGGCTACCATTGTGAGTAGCGATAAGATTCAATACAGGTTTATTTACCAATCCATTTGAGGGAGCTGAGAATGTGAAATCGGTGTAATGCCCATTACCATCTGAGTCAGTAATATAAAACTCATAGACATCTCCTGCTTCTTGAACTATTGTCAGAGTACAAGTTTTACCAGATTCCCCTTGAGTAAAGGTAATAATTCCTGTTCTAGATGAACTACTGTTATTAGTGGCTACCTTATATGTAGCCCCAGCACCTGAACCAGATATAGTAATCCAATCCACATTAGAAGATAAAGCCCAATTAAGGAATTGATTACCATTCTTCCTAGAATATACTCTTACAGGTCTATTGTATGATGAATCTGATGGTGGCCAACTAGAATAAGTAAGAGAAGTACTCAAAGAATCCCCCGAGTTTTCCCTAATACCAAACTCATAAGTTGAAGCACTCTGTTGTACAGTTTGTACTAACTCTCTATCTAAGCCATTAGGTTGATTAGCTCTGATTGTAAGAGTTCTGCTTGCAGGCTTTGAATGCTCAGGTATGGTAATAGTTACTTTAAAGTAATAACCACTCACATTAGTAATAGTTTCGGTTACTCCGGATGGCAAAATAAGAGTAGGTTTAATAGCTTCGGTAGAACTTAAAGAACCGTTAACATATCTAGACCTATAACTTTTTATATAAAAAGAAATATTACCTCCTTTACCTTCAACAGTACCAATGGATAAAGTACTAGTTTTATAACCACTATTCTGTTGAGTACTATGTTCAAATACTATACCGCTACTAGGATAAGTTACCTCAGCCGAATTCTGTGTAATGGTTAAATATACAGGAGTTGCCGTATCGTAAGTAAACTTAATCTTAAAAGTTCTAGGTGATGAGTTAGGGTTTGGTGCTACACTAATACTACATCCACTAGAAGTTTTACCAGAGATGGTAATATCAGATGAAGTTCCCTCAACTACTTCAGCTGAAGTATAAGTAGTTCTAATGTTTTCTACATAAGTTCCGTTTATATATTTATCATAATTGGCATTTACTGTCAACCTAAATCCTGAACCAGTTCCAGGTACATTTTTAGTAGTTGGGTCTATAGATAGGTGATCTACATAGGTTACTTGACCTCCTTCCTGAGAAATTGAGATAGTCTGGTCTGTAGCAGTTGGGAAATCGAAAGTAACCGTAAAATTTCTAGCAGAACCACTATTACTTGGGATAGAAATACTATTACCACTAATAGAAGCCGGACTAGAAACTCTTACGGTAGCAGTTTCTGATTCTGTATAACTACTACCTTGACCATTCCAAGTATAAGTTCTACTTGCACTCTTAGCAGTTACATTAGATTGACCTCCACTGTAACTGAAAGAAGTTTTATCTACTCTACAGTTATAACTCCATGAAGAATAAACTTTTCTACCTGCTGCCTGGGTAAATGTTGCCTGTATAGTTTTACCCGAATACTTCTGAGTCCAAGTTACAGTGATTGATTTACTATTAGTAGATGTATTGTTGGGTACTATTCTACCTTTATTACCGTCGTAATCTGTAGTATACCAAGAACCTTCCGAAGTTTTAGTGACATCATTCGCCAAACTTTGAGAGATAGTAGTATTAACACCGTTTACTTGCTTAACTCGATTAGAAGCATATGAACCAAAGGGGTATGTACCTCCAGTAGCTGGAGCATTAAAAGAAGGATTACCATTCGGATCCCACTGGAATGTATAAATCCATTGCTCGGCATTGATATCCTCTAACTTGACACATTCATTGTTACCATAGCTAGCAGCATTACTAATTACAATAACCTTGTCAACATTGGAGTCCTTACCATTATTGAGTGCTAACAACTCAGCCTTGGTAGGGCACTCATTAGAGGTCTTACCAAGGCCGGTCTTATTCAGAATAGCACTCCAAGTTGCTATTTCTGCCATATTACTTATTGTTTAATTGTTTCTTAAAGTCTTCGAATTCTTTTCTCAATAACTTAACTCCTTCGAGAGCCATGACACTGAGCATTTCATATTCTACTACTTTTACTTTTACATATTCCTGACCATCTTCTCCGACGAAAGTTTCGAATCTAGATTGGTTAGGTACTTGAGAAGCAGGTATAGTATTCTCTGATACCAACAGAGGTTCAATTTCCTCTAAGCTCTGAGCAATAGTTCCCACTTGGTATTTACCATTCATCTTGAAGTGAACTGTAGGTATATTACAGATTTGGTCCAGAGTATGGTTCAAATTCTCTACTTGAGATTTTAATCTACCATCTGATTCCTTCCAGAAACCAGAAGCTGCAGTAGTTTTAGCAAATACTACTTGGTCTGTAGTAGCCAATCCTAATTGAGCTCTAGTTACATTATGAGGATTATCTCTTCTGTTTGCATGGGTATTTAAGTCGGTCTGAGCTTTTGTACCTGCAGCCTTAGCATCTGCAATAGCAGCAGCCTGAGCAGTAGATACTGGCATATCTGCTGGAGCTAAGTTCTGTACATTACCTAAACCTACTTGAGCTTTGGTTACATTGTGAGGGTTACTCTTATTGCCAATATGAGCATCTAAGCTTTCCTTGATTACTTTGTCAGAATCCTGGATTAATTTCTCTAATGCAGTTTTAGCAGCATCAGTATAAGCCTTAGCTTCATTCAAAGCCTTGGTAATATCTCCATTCAGACCAGAGTTAAGTTTATTGAACATCTCCCGAGTCAATACTCCAGCTCGATTAGCATTAGCAGCTAAAATTTCTAATGTCTGTGTAGTAGCTTCACCATATACTCCATCAGCTTTAGTAGATTTACTAATCTGTACCCAAACTTTATCCGTATTCTGAACTACTCCTTTACCAGAAATTATAATAGTACCCGGAATAGAATCAAACAGTTTCTTATCTGCTGCAGTTTGTACACCTGCTAAGTCTTTGGTAGCAGCTGGGATAGGTTGATTATAAGTATTTACATTTGCAGTATTACCAAAATCTGAACAATCAAAATTTAATCTAACTTCGGTAGCATTTCTAGTCCAAGCTCCGTCATCCTTAATATGAGAATAAAACTTTAGATTATCACTCAGAGATTTTCTCCAATCAGCTAAAGCTTTACCCTTTCCTCCATCATAAGCAGTACCAGTAACTTCTCCAAGTATCAGTGAAGAAGTATTACTATCTACAAACTGAGTACCTGACCAACGGAATTGATAAGAGGGTTCATCCTGGGTAATATTCAAATATATCTTACCTGATTCTCCAGTAATAGGATTAGCATGATCTGGGTCAGAATATAATTTAATATTGCTTAGCTTTCCAGTTTCACTGACATCATAAGTAGCATAAACTTCGATAACATCATCAACATAAGAGGGCAATTGACTAGAAGGTACTAAGCCATTACCATCCAAAGAAGCAAATCCATTAGCCATACCCTTAGTTGCTACAAAATCATCATGTTTCTTTTCTAAGTTATTGATATTAGTTTGTAACTTATTCTCAAGAGCAGTATCTGCAGCAGCTCTTGCAGCTTCTTCTTCCTGAATCTTTTGCATCTGAACCTGGTCGTATTCAGCACGAGCATCTGC